ACTTCGCCTAGAGATAACATCTCCCTAGTTTCATCTCCAGTTTGTATATAACAGCTTGGGAACTGTGGATCTGCTAATTCTTCTGGTTCAAATGGCTCTCTCGTGATCTTTTTAAACGTGATAGGCGAACTAACAGCAGTTAGCTTAGTAATTATATCTCCAGCAATATCTTCTCGTTTACTCATAATCTAATAGCCTTAAAAAATATATTTCTTATCTTATCTTCGTCTCTACGTCCAATAGCAAAGAAAGGTCTTTGTGGCATTTTACCATGTCCTGTATCATGGAAGAAAGCCTTTTTATTTTCTTCTTGTCTACGGAAGAATAATGTACCTTTTGATCTAGTAACTTTAAACGTTAATGATCTAAACATTCTACCACTATCAGTTAAATCTACAAAAGATATTTGCCTACCTCGTTCTGATCTATCTTTTCTAGTTCTCTTTGAATAAGGTCTAAATTTCCCACCATCTGGCATTTGACCTTTTTGTGTTTTTTCTGTTACTTGTTGAACACCAAATGCAGATGCCTGTGCTAATCCTTTTTGAATATTGCTAGGCATTTGCATAGCAATTCTTTTAAGATAATTACTTACATCAATAGTATTTGCTTTAATTTTAACGTCAGCGACCATTACCTAACAAGGCGTAATGTATGAATAGGTTCTTTCTCTGATGCCGCAATAGTGCTGTCTGAATTTTCATCATATTCCACACCATCACGAAGAACAGCTTGAAACTCCTCTGCATATCTTGATCTGTAATAATCTATTTGAACTTGAAAACTATCTTTGCCTTCTCCAGTATCTGGATCACGCCATTTAGTAAGCTGGGGAAATATATAATCTGCGAATGCTTTATAACATACAGCTCTAGTCCATTGGCTTGCTGTAAGTTTTGAATTATCTAATTCTAAGGAAGTGACTTTTGTTATATCTTTATATCTTACTGTGTGTCTGTATCTTTCCCACCATTCTTCACGAACTTGTCTAATAACATCATCTTCTGCAAATTGTAATTGTGTATCCCAAGAAGCAATACCAAATCCAGCAATGTCTGGTTGATATTCTTGTAGATTACTTAATGCTACACTAAAAACAGTTGTTGCCATTATTTACCGCAGATACAATTTCCGTTACATTCACACATAATTTCTTTTTACCTTTTTAAAAAAAATATTCAATGAGAATAAGGGGGGATAAACCCCCCATTATAATTATTGGATTGAAGAGTCAAAGTGCATTTCTACACCATAACTATCATGTAATTCGCCTACGCCATATACAGCCGTAGCAACGATTTCATCAGCTCTAAGACTTGCGTCTCTTTGCGTTTCAATCTTAATACCTTGCATAGTTGCTAATGCTAAAGCATCTTTGTGCATAACAGCACCTTTGTAATCACCAGCAGTACCAGTATTAGACATATTTGAAGTTTCAAATATTTTAATACCAGCAAGTGTTCCTACGAAACCATTTCTCATAGCTTCATTTTGTAGATCACCAGCATTTGGATTTGCAAAAGTATTTGTTAAGTTAGCTTTTAAATCATAAGCAATTTTTGGGTGCAATACTGCTACACATTCGTCAATCGGTAATCCAGCAGATCTTAAAGTAGATGCCGCATTAAAGATTGAAGATGCCGCTATTGCAGTTGTTCCATCACCTAGAGTAGTTGAAAAGCCATCAAATAGAGCAATTAAGTCTTGATCCATTTTTTTAGCAATACCTTCACCGAATAATCTTCCGATGTCAGCTACAACATTTCTTGGTGCAGAGTTTCTCGCTAGGTCAGTTAAAGTCGTCATTACCCCAACTTCACTTGCTGTGATCGTTACTGAACTTGGATCTACAGCACTATTGCTCAAATCTGTCGCTTCAGCAACAGCTGCAGCTGCAACTGCAGAATAAATTGGTACTTCAACAGATTTACCACCACCAGCGATAGTGTAATTCTTTACTAAGTTCATCATTAAAGATTTCTCTTGTATTACGAACTCAGCTTCAGCAACAATTTCCGTATATAGTTCCGATAATGTGGAACTGGTACTTTCATTAGCCATTTTAGACTCCTATTTGTTTATCGGTTAATAACAGTAGGTTTAGAATCACGATTTTTGCGGTAATCCGCATACGCTTTTCTATCCTCTGCTTTGCTCATATCTAAATCCGCAATATTAAAAGGTTTTGCGTCTACCTTACCCACATTCGCCTTACTTCCACTTCCCGAAGGAGTTGCGCTTTGAAAGTGAGGGTTCTGCGTAATGAACTCTTGAACATAATCGTCTACGCTCAATAATTCGCCTTTGGAATTATAACGTGGTTGATTATTTTCCGCAAGAACTTCTACACGACCATCTTCATTTAATTTAACTTTGGAACGGAGAAGGTTTGTTACTTGCTCTGGATTGATTGCTTTATTCTTAACTGCGGAGTTTACTAGAGCGTCGTTTATTTTTATTTGCTCTAACTGTTTTTGCATTTGAGATTTTTCTTGGTTAAATTTATCTGCTTGTTGTTTTAATAAATCTTCAAATTCTCCACGTTGTTTTTTACGTTCTATTTCTTGTTCTTCTTTTTCTTTTAAAGCAGATTTTGCTTGTTCAAGATTATCTGTACCTAATTCTTGATACATCTTAGCTCGTTCTCTAGCTAATCTTGATTTAATAGCGTCCTCTAATTGTCTTTGATTATATAAAGTTTCTTCCGCTTTCTTTTCTTCAACTGCTTCTACAGGTGCAGTTTCTTCAACCTGATCCGTTTTCTTTTGCTCGTCAGCCATGATAAACTCCTTAGTTAATTTTGATAATATATATTAAATATCTACAACTGGCAACCAAGTGTGTCGGCAACGATAACCACCTCTAACTATAAATGGATCGCCTTCTGATTTACCAGCCCAAGACCCTTGCCATATTCTTCTTATTTCTTCTTCGGTATAAATTTTGTTAATGTGTTTTCTACAATGGTCTCGGCTATCTCTAACTAATGTTCCAGTATATTTATATTTATTTAAACCAGCCTCTTTTGCTTTATAAACTGTGAACTGACCATCAAATTGCATAACGCTATCATGCGCTATTTGTGACGCATAACCAGACATAGATCTTCCACGTCTATCTTCATCGCCAGTTATTAAACCTCTAATATCTTTGACCATTTCTTCAAAAGGTTTTCCAGCAATAGCATTTTGATAAACGTTAGCATTTATTTCTGTCAAATATCTATTTGCTATTTCTTCATAGCCACTAAAACTTTGAAATTTTAATTGTGTTATTGTATCTAAATCTACTTGGGTTAGTGTTTTAAAATTATCTGGAATATTTAATTCTCCGAACTCGTCCATGAATGAAGTAACTATTTGATCATAATCCCTAACATTACTATCAGCGACTGTGGAATAGGTTTCTTCTATAAAACGTCTTATATTTGGGCGTAGCTGTATTGCTATTTGCGTTGTTATAATATCTTCTTTTGATACTGCTCTAGAAATATCAGAAACAATACGTGCTTCTAAATCTGCTAATGTACGCTTGATTTGTGCTTCGTGTTGATCTGCTAATTGTTCAACGAACGTTATTCTTTTCATATTCCTCAATACTACCTGTTTTAAATGTTTGTATATATAAATTTATTATAACAGGCAACCAATGAGGAACTTTAGACTTACCAGACAAATAACGATTTACTTTTATTCGCTGGTATTGTTGTAGCTTATCTGTATCAAAGATTAAACGTGCAAGGTCAGACTGTGAAAGTCCGACCTCGTTCATAGTTTTTTGTAATTGTTTATTTGTCATTATTTAGCCATTTGTAATTGTTTATTTTCGTATTTTTTTTCAATTAATTCTATTTTTTCAATTACTTTATCTATAAATTTTTCAATACCATAATCATAAGCAAGATCATGATTTGATGGTCTAAAAAGAAAACGACTATTTTCTATTTCAAATCTATAATCAATATAACCCATACCAATATAATAATTAGCCATTTTATTTATTAAGTTTTTTAATTCTTTATTCATTTTTTTCTCCTCTCTTAGATGGCTCATTATTGAGCCACCTTTGGTGCATAAATTTTTAAAAAATCTAATTCACTTTTCCATTGATGTAAAGTTAGCTCATTTAATTTTCTTACATAAGTTATAGGTTCAACAAATTTAGGATTATTATTTAAAGGGGAAAAATAAAAATATTTATTTCCTTTAATTAATTCATAACCCATTTCTTTTAGTTCTTTGTTAATTTTAGTAAGTGTCATTTTTTTTTCCTTTGTTTTAATTATATATAAGTATTATCAAATTAATAATAATAAATAAAGAAAATAATGAAAAAAAATGCAAAATAATTAAAAAACCTTAGATTTTAAAGGATTTTCGCCATGATTTTATTGCCCAATATACAGGGGCTAACGACTTTTGACCTTTAACTTTCTTTAAAATAGCACCATGTCTAGCGAGGAAGGAACGCTGTCTTGCTGGGATATTTTTTTTAATAGACATATTAGGGTCACCGAAACGAACTTTTTTTACATTACCTGTAGATCTATCTTTAACATATACCGCAAACTTTTTTCTTTCCCCAGAAGTACGAAAAGGTTTGTTTAGTTTAACTGTTCTGCCTTGATACTTAGCCACTAAGATTGATCTATTTTTTCTAGTATTAATTCAAACCCAGCACTAATAGATGATGTTGCACTTGATTTAGCTCTCATTTCAATATCAGTTTTTGGATTAATAATTTCTGGTACAGCAAAATTCTTTTCTACAAAGCCACCTCTAGTTGTTATGAATGATCTAGTATTCCATGCATTACCATTATCTATTCCTTTTATTCGTAATATAATTTCATTTTCTAAATCTTTAGAACTTCCAATATCTTTTTGAACTATATATGCTCGGTGTTTTCTAGGTACAGTATAAACACACATTAAGGTTTGACCATAGGTAGGTTGTATCTGTGCTACTGTTGTTGATGAAACTGTTATAGTAATTGTTCCAACATTCGCATCGCCTGTATTAGCATTTATTATCTTTGCTCTAAATACTCTGATAAAACTTGTTGAACTTGCAGAACCACCAATAGTAATTGTTTCGGTAGCAAGATCATAATTAGAATCTAGTCCTTGTATCTCAACTGTTCCTGTATTATCATCTGTATCTGAACTTGTTGCTGTAGCAGTTCCAGCAGAAGATATAAAAGTATAATCTCCTCCACCATCCCAGATTGTTTCAAAAGATGTTCCAACAGAACTATTATATCCAAACTTTTGAATACCAGTAAAATTATTTATATCTCCTCGTTGTATAGATACACCAAACAACATTTGATTTACATTTGCAAAACTCATTTTCGTTTCCTTTTCTTTAAGTCTAAATCATGTTTTCTTGAACCACGCAAGAAAGAATTTACTCTAGCCATTGCCCATGCCGCCATTGGTACTCTAGGACGTGAACCACTAGATAAAAAAGCACCCTGTCCTCTACGATAAACTTTAGCTAATGTGCCATAAGTATATCTTTTAGACGCTTTAGCTTTACTTCTTAGAGTTGCTTGCGTAGTTGCCGATAATGCTTTTCTTCTTACAGCCATTATATTTTACTTCTTTGTTTTAACAATGAAAGCGGTATTCTTTTACCAGCTTTATATAAAGCACTCATTCTTTTTAAAAGACTTGCTCTTTTTGATCTTTTAGCACCTTTTAAACCGCTTAAATACTTTTTAGGTATTTTAGTTTTTTTATCTTTGGAAACTTTACGCTTCTTCGCCATTGTCGTTAGTAGGTAATGTTGTTGAGAATTGACCAATAGCACTTGAACTAGCGTCTATTTCACTATTTATTGAATTAATTGCTTCATCATCATCTACGACAGCTTTAGCGATTTGTTTATCTATTTCTTTTATAAATGTTTCTGATTTAACACCACTAGCTTTAGCAGTTTGTAAGAATTGTAAATCGCTTGCATAATCTCTTAAATCAAAAGTATCTGGGTAGTCTATCATTCCATCAAATACTTTGTTTTGCCATTTAGCAAAGAATGACCATATTTGTTCTTCAGCATTTTCTAATAAATCTGCT